CGCGGAAGGATCAGGAACTTTATCAATTGGAATAGCATCACATGCTGAAGGTCAGGAAGTTACAGCCTCTGGTAATTATTCACATGCTGAAAACTATAGAACACAAGCAGTTGGGTACGCTTCACACGCAGAAGGTTATCAAACACTAGCATCAGGTGCGTATTCTCATGCTGAAGGTTCTACTACAACATCTATAGGAGTAGCATCTCACGCTGAAGGAAGTCAAACAACATCAATTGGAAATTACTCACACACTGAAGGCCGTGGTAGTGTAGCATCAGGATCATACCAAACTGTAGTAGGCCAATATAATGTATACAATGATATTACTAGCCCATTTATTGTAGGATTCGGAACATCAGACTCAGTTAGAAAAAACGCTTTTAAAGTAACATTAAGTTCTTCTATTGTAGTAGCAACTCAAAGTGCCGCCCCAACATGGACAGGTACAGAAGGAGAAATGATACCTGTAAAAAATGGCGGATCATATTTCATATACACTTATATTGGAGGAGCTTGGAGATCTGCATCCCTAGCTTAATATTTATAATAAAATAAATTTATGACAACTAAAGTTTTAACCCCAGAAGAAATTGAATTATTAAAATCAATCCAAACCAAACAAAATGATCTAATCCAAAATTTAGGCATTATAGAATATAAAATGCAACTATTAGAATTAGACAAACAAGTACTTAAAGCCGAAATCCAAAAACAAATAGAGTCAGAATCTAGTTTAGGAAAGCAACTTCAAGAAAAATATGGTGATGGAACTATTGATTTAGAAAAAGGAGAATTTATTAGTTCTAATTAACTTTTACACCCTCCTTTGATATTTATAACAAAATTAAATAACAACATCACATGGCAGAAACCTTAATATCCCCAGGAGTATTAGCGAGAGAAAATGATTCTTCATTTGTTTCTCGCCAACCTATTGCTGCTGGAGCCGCAATTATTGGCCCTACAGTTAAAGGACCTGTAAATATACCTACACTAGTTAGTTCATATAGTGATTTCAAAAATAAATTTGGAACCATATTAATTAGCGGCAGTGATACTTACACTTACTTTACCTCTATAGCAGCTTACAATTATTTTAACAATGGAGGAATTTCATTACTAGTTGCTCGAGCAGTAAATGGTAACTATTCGCCGGCGACTAGTTCAGGAATTACCAATTCTGAACCTTCATACCCAGGAGCATATTCTACAGGTAATGTGAGTATAGTTAATAACTTAGCAATTGGATCTGGAGAAGTTAGAGTAACAGGAAGTTTTGGTTTATACAGATATATTTCTACAGCTACAGTAGGTACACCAGCTAATGATGTTGATGGACAATTATACTATTTCGCTAGTGGATCTGATCTTGCAGCAACTGCAACTAATTTATCTACTATATTAAACACAACTCTAGGTAGTTACTTTACAGTAACTTCAGGGTCAGGTGGATTGATTTTCTCTTCATCAGTATCATCTTCAGCATACAACGGAACAGCTGTTCTTTCAGGATCTGGAACTACATTTTCAACTATACTAACTATTGGAGGAGGTATAACAGGAATTGGTTCAGTACCATTTGTACTAGAAACACTTTCTGAAGGTGTAATTATGAATAGTGATGGTCCAATTGATGCTTACGGAGCATTAGCTAGTGGATCAGCAAATAATGTTAGATGGGAAATTTTAAATTCAGACGCAGACTCAGGAACATTCAACTTATTAATAAGAAGAGGTGATGATACAACCAATGATCAAATTGTATTAGAAACTTGGACTGGCTTATCATTAGACCCAACTCAAGGAAACTTTATAGCTAAAGTATTAGGTGACCAAGTTGAGGTATATAACCCATCAACTAACCAAATTGAATTAACTGGATTTTATTCTAATGCATCTCAATATGTAAGAGTAAGTGCTGTTAATTACTTAACACCAAACTATTTCGACAACTCAGGAGCACCAAAACCACAATACGCTGATTATCTCCCATTAGATTCTGAAGGAATATTTGGTGGAGCTTTAGGTGATATAATGGGTGGGGCTAATTTTTATAGTGATATTAACTCAACTAACACACAAGGATTAATAGGAACAGATTATGATAATATGATTAATTTATTATCAAACCAAGATGACTATATATTCAATGTATTAATGACTCCTGGTTTAGTTAATTCATTACATTCTTCACAAATAACAAGTATCATTACAAATACTCAACAAAGAGGAGATAATATATATGTGGTAGATATGGTTCCTTACGCGTCAAATGTAAATGCAGTTGTAGCTCAAGCTACAAGTAGAAATACTTCATACGCCGCAACATACTGGCCTTGGACTTTAGTATTTGACCCAGACACCGGAGACATGGTTTGGGTACCAGCTTCAACAGTAATTGGTGGAGTATATGCTTACACAGACAATGTATCAGAACCTTGGTTTGCGCCAGCTGGTATTAACCGTGGTGGATTACAAGTAGTAAGAGCTGAACAAAAATTACCAAATTCATACCGTGATACTTTATATAATGGAAAAGTAAATCCAATTGCTACATTCCCATCAACTGGAGTAGTAGTGTATGGTCAAAAGACATTACAAACAAGAGCATCAGCACTAGATCGTGTGAATGTTCGCCGCTTGTTAATTGCTCTTAAAGCTTATATTTCTCAAGTAGCCCAAAACTTAGTGTTCGAACAAAACACAGCAGCTACAAGAAATAGCTTCTTAGCAATAGTTAACCCATACTTAGAAAGTGTTCAACAACGTCAAGGATTGTATGCGTTTAAAGTAGTGATGGATGATACAAATAATACAGCAGATGTAGTAGATAGAAACCAATTAGTAGGTCAAATTTACTTACAACCAACTAAAACTGCTGAATTTATTTACTTAGATTTCAACATTACTCCAACAGGAGCTACTTTCCCAGCGTAAGAGTTGAAAAAATAAATACGTATAATAAACAAAATACAATAGAAACATGGCAATTTTAGATGCAAACGAAATATTTTTTACAGCGTTTGAACCCAAACAACAGAACAGATTTATCCTTTATGTAGACGGTTTTCCAAGTTATATAATCAAAGGAGTATCAGGAGTTGAATATACCGCTGACGAAGTAGTTTTAAACCATATAAACATTTATCGTAAAGTAAAAGGTAAATCAAAATGGAGTGATATTACATTAACATTATTTGACCCAGTAACACCATCAGGTGCTCAAGCAGTAATGGAATGGGTGCGTTTACACCACGAATCAGTAACAGGTAGAGATGGATATTCAGACTTTTATAAAAAAGATTTAACCATTGATATCCTAGGTCCTGTAGGTGATGTAGTGAGTGAGTGGATTATCAAAGGAGCATTTATTAAATCTGCTAACTTTGGAGATTACAACTATGATAACGAATCTGTAGCTCAAAATATATCAATGGTTGTAGGTATGGATTACTGTGTATTAAACTACTAATAGTAAAAATAATTTAAAAAGAGGCTCAACTTTTGTTGAGCTTTTTTTTTCTTTATATATTTATATATGATAATAATGTTATAATTAAATAAAGATCATGGAAAATAAAATTAACGTCCCAACAGAAATTGTTGAATTGCCTTCTAAAGGTTTAGTGTATCCTAAAGATAATCCACTTTCAAGCGGTAAAATAGAAATGAAGTATATGACTGCTAAAGAAGAAGATATTCTAACTAACCAATCATATATTCAAAAAGGAATTGTTCTAGATAAATTAATGACTTCGCTTATTGTATCTAAAATAAATTATGATGATTTAATAGTAGGTGACAAAAATGCTGTTATGGTTGCTTCTCGTGTTTTAGGATACGGTAAAGAATATAAATTTAAATATAATAATGAACATCATGAAGTAGATTTGTCTACATTAGATAATAAAATTATTAATGAAGAATTATTCACACCTGGAGTTAATGAATTTTCTTTTACATTACCTGCTTCTCAAACACCAATCACATTCAGATTGCTAACAGGACATGAAGAAAAGAAAATTGAAGCAGAAATTAATGGTATGAAAAAAGTTAACTCAAATATCTCAGCTGAGTTATCTACTCGTATGAAATACATCATTACATCTGTTAACGGGGACCGAGATACTAAAACTATACGAGAATATGTCGATACAGCTTTATTAGCTCGAGACTCTCGAGCGCTAAGAGATTATATTAAAACAACCCAACCAGATGTAGATCTAACTTTTTTTCCCCTCGGAAGTAATGAACCGATTTCCATTCCAATTGGACTTAGCTTTTTTTGGCCTGACTACGAGTAATACATCTGAAGCTCGATTTAATGTTTTTAAACAAATACACGAAATAGTATTTCATGGTAATGGTGGATACTCATGGGAAACAGTCTATAATATGCCTGTTTGGTTAAGGAACTTTACATTTAGTGAAATCCAAAAATTTCATGATAATGAACGAGAAAGATCATCTAAAGTAAATAAACCTAACACCACAACACTAATGGACTCTCAGGGTAATGTTTTAGTTGATAAGAATAGTATACCTAAACCAATTACTCCTAAGAAAACTCCAAGTTATAAATAAAAATTTAAAAGTTAAATATTTATAGCAAATCTACTTTATGGCTGGTAAAAAAGAAATAGATGATCTACTAAAACAGATAGAAGATAAGTATGATGCTTTAGGGAGAAAAAATCCATTTAGTGCTAAAAACTTCAACACTGGTAAAGCAGAAGAGATTATAGCTATATTAACAGCTGGTCTTAAAGATATTACTAGAGAGTATGATAAATTTAATGAATCTATAAATGATTCATTAAGTGGTTTTCGTGCTGCTATGAATGAATTAAAGAAAGGTCCTAATGCTATTAAAGAAACTTCTAAAGCATATCGTGGGTTAACAGACATAGCCCGGGAACTTATGCAATTTAAAAAAGGAGACATTGATCTTTCTGGGCAAGAAATTAAAGGACTTCAAAAACAAGCATCTTCATATAAACAGCGCATAGCTGATTCATTAAGATTAAATCAACTTAGATCTCAAGGATTAGATAGTGAATTAAAAAGTATTCTTAATGGGAGAAAATTCAACCAGACTGCTGGTGAAGAAAGAAAACGATATCAAGAAATTTTATCTACTAAAAAAGATATTGAAACCCAAAATAAAATTCTTCTTGATCAAGAAAAAGAATCAAAAGAACTTATTGGTGATATAGATGGTGAATTAAATAATGCTGCTAAAGGGACTAAAGCTTTTGAAGGTAAATTCAAAGCATTAAGTGCGTTATTAGGAAAAGGAGAAATAGGCCAAGCTATAGCCAAACGCCTATCAGGATCTAACTCATATAAAGGATCAGCATTCACCCCTCCAGGTGGCGCTGGTGCTCCACCCCCACCTCCAGGAGGAGGCGCTGGAGGCGCAGCTGGAATGATGGGAGGTGGAGGCGGAGGAGGAATGACTTCAATGTTATCAGCTGCTGGACCATATGGTGCGCTTTTAGCTATGGCTGCTGAGAAAATTGGAGAAATAGTAGAAGAAATTAAAAAGACATTTAAGGAACTTGACAAAGCTGTTGGTGATATGGCTGGAGAATTTGGCATCAGTTATGCTGAAGCCGCTCGTCTTAGTAATGAGATGAATACTCAAGCTAACTTATCAATGGCTACTTCTGTTAGCACTAAAAGGATTCAA